GCTTTAGCCCTAGTAGTATTTTCTTCCGCCCTAGCTTTACCGCTAACGTAAGTTAAAGTACCAGCTACTACGCTAGGCTTAACAGTTTTAGCAGTTTTAGTTTTAGTATTAACGTTTTTCATATTACCTCCTACGGTTAGTTATTAAGTTAATATAGTAAGTATAGTCCTAGTATATAAAAAGTAAACCCCTATATGAAAAAAAGTACTATTATTTTTTGAGCCCTTTAGTAGTAAGGGCTACGGTGATAGTAAGTACTTACTATCGTGCAACGCCTCGCTACGCTCGGCTTTGCGGTGTGCCTCGCTACGCTCGGCACACACACGTGAATCCATTAGGAGTCGTCCTCCACCCCCCCCCCCCCCTGGATGATCGTGATCGCGTCCTGGCGGATACACAGCGGACCAGCATAGCTGGACCACAGTCCGCAGAGCGGACACACAGCAGGTAAGTAAGTACTTACTATCGTGGATCGGCGAGCAGAGCTCGCGATGCAGGTCGGCGTGCTGACGCACGCCAGACGGACCAGCAGAGCTGGACCACAGGAACAGACAAGAGTGCCGCAGAGCGACACAGACCCCCCACCCCCCTTATGGCATATAAAGGAACTGATTATACACGAATCAATAATTCCGAGACTCATTTACTATAAACTTTACTTTTGAGTCAGCTACTATAGAATAGGGACTCCTACTAAAAATTTTTTGCAAAATTTTTTTGTATATGAGAGAGTACTTAAAGTCAATAACAGAAGTCTGTCCGTTTAGTCTAGAACACTTTGACGCAGGTGAAGTACCCATACTTTATTACTCACCTACAATTATACAAGAATTATATTTTGAACTAGATAAATATCCAGCCATAGTTTTTAAATGTCCTACCACAATCTGTCGCGACGTAACACAGTCCACAGCAGATGAACTAGCTAACGAGTACCCTGATGCAGATTGGTATTGGTCACATCCCGATGAGGGTGGACACTCAACCCCTGTCCCTGTATTAATAATGCAGAACCGTGAACACTTAACTTCTGCCAGAAAACAGTTTAAACTAGAAAAGTATGGCAGTAAAATGGCAAGCAAACAAAAAGATAATACCTGTAAAAAAGAAAACATCAATAGGCAGGTCAAGGCTTAGTTATGGAGCTGGCATGAACAAAAGCAAAAAACTAAGTTTAAAAAAATATAGAGGTCAAGGTTAATGGCTAAAAAAGTAAAAAAGATTAGAGCACCTAAAGGTTTTCATTTTATGAAAAAAGGTAAAAGTGTTGCAATAATGAAACACACTGGTAAGTTTAAAAGGCACAAAGGTGCAAGTCTTACTATAGATATACCTTTAATAAAAGAACATAGAAAATAGTGGTTAAGAAAAAAGCTAAACCTAAAAGACCAGGACTCTGGGCTAACATACATGCTAAACGTAAACGTGGTGAACGTATGCGTAAAAAAGGTGCTAAAGGTGCACCGACCGCTGCACAAATGGCTGCTGCTAAACGAGGTTCAAGAAAGAAAAAACGCTAATGGCTATGTCAGATAAAGAAAAACAAGAAATGTTAAGTAGAATGACAGCTTCTCCTATATCTCCTATGGAGATGATGAACCCTCTGTATAAATTTGATGAGATGGTCCGTGGTGCAGCTATGAATGTGATTGGACCAGCTAAGTTTAAAAGTGCACTTAAATTAATTCCCACTATAGTAGACAAAGGTGATAACTTAAAAGATCTATTAAAGTTTGATGACTTCTTAATGAACTTAGGTACAAACGAAAGAAAAGAATTAGCAGGGGTTGCTTTACCTAAAGTTTTAGAAGGACAAAGGAAAACAGAAAGTATTATGCGGTCTGATGTGTTAGGTAACCCTAACGCTAGTGCTACAACTATACGTAACTTAGAATTAAATGAAAGACACTACGGTTCAATGGCACGTAAATTACAATCCATTTTAGACGACACATATCAACCTATGCAGTCAGGTGGTTTAGCTACCTTACTTTAATATTGAAAAAACAATTATTAGAACAACTACCTGAGGATCTCCTCAAGGAACATCTAGAACTTACCGAAAGGTTAGCCGAGATTGAACGAGTAGAAACTTGTCAAACTAATTTTTTAGACTTTGTCAATAGTCAATGGCCACAGTTTATAGCTGGTAATCACCATGCTAAAATGGCAGAAGCTTTTGACCGTATAGCTAACGGTAAAATAAAAAGGCTTATTATTAATATGCCTCCTCGTCATACTAAGAGTGAGTTTGCTTCTCATTACTTTCCTGCTTATTTAGTAGGACGTAACCCAAGTTTAAAAATATTACAAGCCACACACACCGCAGACTTAGCAGTAAAGTTTGGTAGAAAGATTAGGGACTTAATGTTAACAGATGACTTTCAAAAAATATTCCCTGACGTACTAATTAACCCAGACTCCAAGGCAGCAGGTAAATGGGAAACTCAAGACAAAAGAGACGCTAAACGTAAAGGTGAATATTACGCAGCAGGTGTGGGCGGTGCACTAGCTGGTAGAGGTGCGGACTTATTTATTATTGATGACCCACACTCAGAACAAGACGCCATGAACCCTAAGTCTATGGAAGATACTTACGAGTGGTACACCTCTGGACCACGTCAACGTTTACAGCCAGGAGGTGCTATAGTTATAGTTATGACTCGGTGGAACGTAAATGATTTAACAGGTAGACTTTTAAAAGATGCAGCACGTGACCCGAAAGCAGATCAATGGGAACTTATAGAACTACCTGCTATACTACCGAGTGGTAATCCTCTGTGGCCAGAATATTGGTCAAAGGAAGAATTAGAAAGTGTAGAAGCCACACTAAGAGGAGGACCTAAGTGGCACGCTCAATACATGCAGAATCCAAGTAGTGAGGAGGGTGCACTTATAAAGCGTGATTGGTGGATGACATGGGAAAAAGAAACACCACCTACTTGTGAATATTTAATACAAAGTTTTGATACAGCTTTTTTAAAACGTGAACTAGCAGACTACTCCGCTATAACTACTTGGGGTGTATTTTATCCTGAGGGTAGTTTAGGTGAACATTTTTACGATGGTACTAGCCCACACATTATTTTACTAGACTCTATAAAAGGTCGTTATACTTTTCCTGAATTAAAAGCCATAGCCTTAGAGCAATATCATGAATGGCAACCTGACGTAACTATTATAGAAGCTAAAGCTAGTGGTATGCCTTTAACTCAAGAGCTACGTAATATAGGTATACCTGTACAAAACTTTACACCGTCAAAAGGCAACGATAAAGTAGCCAGAGTAAATGCTTCCGCACCGCTTTTTGAGTCAGGTATGGTTTGGGCACCTGATACTAAATGGGCTAATGAAGTTATAGAAGAGTGTGCTATGTTTCCTGCTGGAGACCACGACGACTTAGTTGACTCTACTACTCAGGCACTTTTACGTTTTAGGCAAGGTGGTTTTGTAAAACTACCAACAGACTATGAAGATGAAATACTATACCCTAAAAGAAAAATAAGTTACTATTAACACATGGCGATAGAAAGAAACAACCTCCAAGAGGGTGGTTTACCCCAAGACCCCACTACACCAGTAGAAGAAACAGTCGAAGTACAATTACCAGAGGAGATGAATATACAAGGTCAACAGACTTCAGCTTTTGAAGTTGACCCTGCTGGTAACTTAGTACCTTTATTTGAAGAAGAGGAAATAGTAGCCACTGACCACCAAGTAAACTTAGCAGAAATATTAGACAACGATTCATTAGGTATGTTAGCTAATGAACTAATGGACGCTTATGAACAAGACAAAGATTCACGCAAAGACTGGCTTGATACTTTTACTAAAGGCTTAGATCTTTTAGGTATAAAAACGGAAGAGCGTGAAGACCCTTTTCCTGGAGCTACAGGTGTACATCACCCTTTATTAAGTGAAGCGGTAACACAGTTTCAAGCTCAAGCTTACAAAGAACTTTTACCAGCAGGTGGACCAATCAAAACTAGAGTTATGGGTAATGAAAGCCCAGAGACCATGGAACAAAGTCAAAGAGTAAAAGAGTTTATGAACTATCAAATAACAGAAGTCATGAAAGAATATGACCCTGAGATGGATAGTTTATTATTTTACTTACCTTTAGCTGGTTCTGCATTTAAAAAAGTCTACTACGATAACCTTTTAGGCAGGGCTACTAGTAGATTAGTTAAAGCAGAAGATTTAGTTGTCTCCTACGAAACTACAGATTTAGAAACTAGCCCACGTTTTACTCACGTTATAAGTATGACAGGTAATGATTTAAAGAAATTACAGATGTCAGGTACTTATAAAAACTTAGATATAGGTGAAAGTGGCGTAGATTTAGAATACAATGAAGCAAAAGAGAAGATTGATGACCTACAAGGCATACAACCACCTCTAGCAGACTATAATGAGTACTCAGTTTTAGAGTTACACGTCAATTTAGAGCTACCAGACATAGATAATTACGGTTTTGCGGTGCCTTATATAGTAACTATCCTTGAAGATAGTAATGAAATACTCTCTATACGTCGTAATTGGGACGTAAATGACGAATTATTCCGTAAAAAAGAGTATTTTGTACATTATAAGTTCCTACCAGGACTTGGATTCTATGGTTTTGGGCTAATTCACATGATAGGAGGGCTAACTAAGTCCGCCACATCAGTTTTACGTCAATTAATTGACGCTGGAACGTTAAGTAATCTACCTGCAGGGTTTAAAGCACGTGGTATGCGTGTTCAAGGTGAAGATGAACCACTCAGACCAGGAGAATTTAGGGATGTTGATGTTCCAGGAGGCACTATCCGTGACGCATTGATGCCTTTACCTTATAAAGAGCCTAGTAATGTGTTAAGTCAGCTATTAGGTGTAATAATTGACTCTGGTAGACGTTTTGCCAGCATAGCAGACATGCAAGTAGGTGATATAGGTAGTCAACAACTACCAGTAGGCACCACTGTAGCCATGTTAGAGCGTGGTACTAAAGTTATGTCGGCTATACATAAGCGTTTACACTACGCTCAAAAGAAAGAGTTTAATTTATTAGCTGGTATTTTTAGTAAAAGCTTACCACCTATATACCCTTACGATGTGCCAGGAGCAAGTAGGGAAATAAAAGTAACAGACTTTGACGACAGAGTAGATATACTACCTGTTAGTGACCCTAACATATTTAGTATGGCACAAAGAGTAATGTTAGCTCAACAGGAACTGCAGATGGCACAGGCAGCACCACAAATACACGATTTACGTGAAGCCTATAAACGTATGTA